TCTCTTACACTATTATAATAGCAACACCATCTGAGACTCACTCAAGATTTGAGCATACTCACACATCTTATTTGAGTCGCACATGATTGTGAGTCTTAGTATTATACTGATTGATACTGGACTAAGACTGAAACGCCTACAGATAGCAACACATTGTCTCATACGTGTCAAATGCGTCCATGTTGCATGATTGTGAAGTCGCACCATCCGCACTTGACCAGTCCCAGCCTGCGTCTCATACCAGTTACGACCTTGTTGCGCTGAGACTCATGCAACTCATGCGACTCGGTGAGACTCAGCCTCTGTATTATAGCAAGACCCAATGGGGGAATCCTGACCTTGCTGCATACGTATATCGACCTCTCAAATTTATGTTAAAATTTACAGCTTACCGCCTGTATAGTTCGGTATAATACGGTAAAAACTGCTGTTTTGTGAGGTTTGGGTAGTGTATTAAGAGTTATCTACTCATAAGATAACCAGTAATAGTAAAAAAAGAGGGAGATGTTGTCGTTTAAGACAATCATTTCCCTCTGAGGGGTCGAGTCCACCCTTCTCTTCCCCTGTATACGTGAGGGATCGACCTAACGCCAGTTATAGTGGTGTGTACTGTTACCTGACCCTAGAGCTTCACGTCTTTGTTCAAGACTAAGTCCTAATACCATGTGGTCTGCACTGGCCTGAGGATCGTCTAGGAACTCTTCTAACATTATATCCCACTCTTCCTTCCTTCTTAGGTCTATTTGCTGCTGTGCGCTGATAGAGAGGGCATCTGTGAAGTATTTAACGCCTTGTGCTAGACAATCAAGTCTATCGTCGTGTTTGACTGCACGTTTCTCTCTACACATACGACTCATCTGATAAAATAGCATATAGAGGAGCCGCTCTTCAGCTGGACTGTCTTTGTTGGACGAATAATCCCATTCAATAACACCCCTGTCAATAATAAGACGATGCTGATTAAGGACAGGTTCAAGGGAGTCAATAATCCTGTCTTCCTTCCGAACATTTGCTCTTACCTCTTCAATATCTATGTGTTGTCTTGTGTTAATCAAGTGTTTTTTAAACAGTTCTGCTACGATACCATCTCCAAAGTTTGTTTCAATAACCAGTCGTGTAGCTCCATACTTTCCGCATCGTTTGAGGATGTCGAGCAAGGTAGTATCCGAGTACCCATCACGGTACGCCGACATCTCATGCAAATAGATAAGTCCGTTTCGTTGAGAGAGGAAGGCGGCAGCCGTTTCATCTGTGCCTCGACCACTCGGGTCAATGCTGCAAATCGTCTCTGAATACTCTCCCCATTCTCCGACGAGCTGCATAGGAGAGTAAAAGTAATCTCCGGGTAGCCCGACTGTTGGTGCATCTTTGATGACTTTGCTTGGATCTGAGCACCATACGATATTTTCGGGTGCAGTAGTAGGATTAACGCTAGTAACGATGAGATCAGCCATCTTAAGTGGAAACTTCTGTGCATCTGATAGTGTTGTGTCTATTTGAAACTGTAGCATAAAGTTGCTACGACCCATAGAAGCTTCTCGCTCTAATAAGTCTTCATCTGTAAATCTGCTGTCGGTAGGAGACCATTCTTCCGCACCATTATCCATATCTTCTTGTATGTCTGGTGCTAGAACTCCCTCGTATTTCGATAGCTTGTCTGGTCTTGGATATCTGGAGGGCCAAACAAACGGTTTATAGTTCCGCTCTGCCAAGCGACGGTAAATAGTAAAAGTAGTCTGAGGAGTCCCGAGATACATAATACGGCTGTCGTTTTTTGGCGTAAGGATAGATTCTGCTTCCGTACAGAGTTGTAAAAGTTTTTCACGCATAAACTCCGTTAAGCTATTACCGGGTACTTCGATATCGTCGAGAATCATTAAATCTGCTCTGCTTCCGGTTAGCTGTCCAGTGATGCCCACCGACTTTACGCTTGGAGCTTGGTGGGGTGAGCAATTCACATCGAAGCTTATCCTCGACCATCTTGCATCGTCGGACTTCGGACGTAAATGTAAAAGCCATGGTGTATCAATAATAAGTTTTTGTAAAAAGATAGACATGTTATCTGCACGTTCTTTTGACGCAGAGATAATCATAATTTTTCTTTCGGAGTCATTAAATAAAGTCCAGAGAACAAAAGCACCAGTAATCCAGCTCTTACCAACTCCCCGAAACGCCTGTATCTGTAGTCGCTTGGGACCATTCTGCAAGTAATCTGCAATCGCATATTGTGCCCTCGTTGGTGAAGGTAGACCTAGCTCTGCCCACAATGCCTGTAGGAAGAGCTTAAAGTCTTGTTGTAGTAGTATAAGATTATTGTCCATATAATAGTCCAGTTGCAGGGTCAACCATATCAGTTTTGTCTAAAATTCTACTTGTATTTATAATTCTTGTAAGTATATTTTCTGTATCTATACCTTCAAACGGTTCTATGTATTTTAATACCTCATTAACCGCTCTTAATCTAAGTTTGTCTGCTGTTGCAGGCCCAATCTGGTTAGCCTTAGCACCTAAAGTAGTAAGATTACTTAGTAAATACTCTAACTCTTCTCTGTATCTAATAGCAAACTCCTCTTTTAAGTCTTCTGGTATAATATTATTTAAAGATCTTTCCGGATATACAAAATTAAGGAAACTTTCACGCAGACCATAGCCTGTACCATATAAGTCAGCTATTACTTTATCAGGATCTTTTTTAGCTTTTCTTGACCTATTACCTTCTGCAATTTGTATTAAAAAGTCTTTTTCTTTTAAATTTTTAGGTCTTATACGTAAATTATTAAGATCTATAATTTGTTGTATAGCTTGCTCATCCATTTGCCTATAAATACTTCTTGCTATTTCTGGTTCAAGATTATTAGAAAAGTTAGATAAACTGGTTATATTGTTGTCCTTAATAATATTGTTAACTGCAAATACATGCCCCTGTTCAAAAGCTGGTATTTCATCATACCTTTCTAATCTTGATAAATAAGCTTTTTGTAAGTCTTCAAAGTTTCTGATTGGTATTGGTTCGCTCATACCTTCTGTTTGAAAGTTTATAGTACCTTCATTGTTAAGTATTTTTTGTAAATCTTTAGGTGTAACCTCTGTACGTAGCTCAGTTGATATTTCTGCTGCTATTTCATCAGCACTACCACTGTGTTTAGTTATAGCTTTTTGGTTTAAAAACTCGATAGCACCTACATAGCCTTTTTCAGTTCTACGTAACTTACCAATCTGATTACGTTCGTTTCTACCACGCCTTTGTGCAGTAAGAAGTTTAACATATTCACTTGCTTTTTCTCTAGGTATATCAGGACGTTCTGCTAAGATGGGCTCAAGGTCTTCTACTGTTATTCTTCGTGTAGCTAATCTTCTAGCAATCTTTTGACCTTCTTTACCTTTATACTGAATAGGGCTGGTAGGTGCTGTTTCTCCTAGCTCTACTCTACGTTGAAGATATAATTCTGTTAACGCTTCTTCTGACATGCCTGCTGTTGCATCTATATCAGAAAGAGACATTTGACCGGGTGACTTAGAAATTTTTTTCCGGCGAGCGGCTCCAACTGTTCCTATACCTTCGACTATTCCAGAATCCAAAGGTATAAAATCACCACCTCGAACTCTAGCTTTAATACGTGCAACAGTATTAGCAACTTTTGTAGGATTCATACCTACTGCTGTACCGAATATTCCACCAAAAGCAGTACCGACACCGAACCCAGTTGCTACATTTCCCGCATCAATTTTTCCTGTATCAATAAGATCAGCAGCACCAGTTTCAATAGCTCCAGATACTCCACCTCTAAGTGCAGTTTTACCTATAACACCGCCTAATGACTTAGCTTGAGCCCCTCCGGGTAACAGACTAGCTATACCAGAAGCAATCATTTCACCACGACTAAACTCACCACCTCTAATACGTTGTGCAAGAGCATTTATACCTTGTGCACCAAAAATTTGAGTTAGTTGAGTAGGATCAGCAGAAAACAGGTCAAGTATTGTGTTTAAACCTATTTCTGTACCTATAGCAAGGGTTGTACGAAATCCGCTGTTTGGATCTAGAGGGTTACCAAATTGATCTTCTTCTGCATCGTTCGGTATCATTTCACCAGTACGCATGTCAGTATCAGGAGCTGAAGTTCCTATAACCTGTTCTCCGCC